CAGTTTGTTCCTCAATAAGTTCTAAGCTACCACCCCAACTGCCGTCTTTAGTTAGTTGTAATATTTCACTAGGTGTATATAAACCATTATTTTTTTTTACATCATTTGGTTGCGTACCTAAGTAAGCCATTAGTTACCCCTTTAGGTTTGACGCAAAAATGATACGTTAAATTCTGCACTTGAAGCTGCTGAACATAGTCCTTGCAACTTATCGCCTGTTTCTAATGTGATCTTAGTTGTTATTTCTATTGTTGTTCCAAATGGTAATGAAACATCATTTAAAATGTGTCTTAATGATCCACCAGATTTAGTAACACTTAAATCTACTGTTACATCAGCACTTGATCCACTTACATTAGATATTAAAATACCAATAACTGTTTCAGTTGTTGATGACGGAACTGCGTCTATAATATCACCAGCAGAAGTGCCTAATACACCTTGAACTGAGTGAAGTGTATCTGCCATATTCTATTCCTTTCTTAACTTAATGCTAATACTAATCCTAAACTTACACCTGCTGGTGCTAGGTTAGCAATATCTTGTGCTGTTGTCTTTTTTAAATTATTACTATCGTCTGCGTCCCCAATTAAAACAATATCGCTTCCTGCAACTGTAGCTGAAGTTGCACTATTTGGTGATATTACTAATGTTGATGAAAAAGCACCAGAAGTTGCAGCTGCACCACCTGACAAACCTGAAGTGCCTGCTGTTGTGATAGTAATCCCCGTAATATCACCCTCGCCAATAAAATCCACGAAAGAAGATCCGTCATAAAATTGTAAAGTGTTTGTATCTTTTAAAAATACAAATTGTCCCTCTTGTCTTTTTGCAGAAGCAATACCACTATCTCTAGCAGAACTGTCTGCAAAAACCATAACATTTTGCATAAGAAAATTATTAACATCTGCTGCTGTTAAGACTTCACCTACTGCAAATTCTTTAAATCCTGATAATGCCATATTTTTAGTTTATCCTTTCGTTGTATATTTTTTCTTTATGTGTCATTAATAACCTAACTTGTCTGTGTCTAATATACCAAATAATGCGTTATCTAATCGCATAAATGCTTGTACATCTGCATTAGATAGTTTATATGAACAACTAAATATATCTGGTGTAATATTGTAGCTAATACTGTCTATTATCTCATTTGATGTTATTTGTGCTGGACTACCACTACCCGGTGGTGTAAGTTCTACTTTAACCACATCACCTACTTCACGATCTAATATACTATTTTGATTACCAGTAGTTGCTTCGGTTAAATCAACAACTAAATTATCAAATCTTATTAAAGCGTCTTGAAATTTACCAAGTAAAAAATTGGCAGCGTCTAGTACTTCAGTATCACTATTATTTAATAAACCAGATCTGTTAAGAGTTCTAATAAGATATTTACCTTGTGAAGCTGTATTTTGTACTGTTTGCGTAGATCCACTTATTCTTTGTAGTGAAACTATGTTAAATATCTCATTATCATCATTTATATAATCTACACGTAAATAAGGTATATCACTACCGTCATCACTAAATGTAGCATCTGGTGTGCTTGGAAACGTTGTATGTCTTGATTTAAAAGTTAATTTACCGTCTTTAGACATAAATAATAATCCATTTTCGCTGCGTTCAATATTTTGTAAAACTGATAATGTATTTTCATTAAGTCCACTTAATGATTGCATTGTAGATATACCTGTTTCAATATCTCTATCTGCACCAAACTTAACATTTGCATTGTCTAATACATTATTAACTAATGTTCCACTATCTGTACTGCTAAATGAAGCATTTATTAAACTTGTGTTTGCTAATTTCATAAATGCGTCTGAAGCAACAAAATCAGCAAAAGAGTTGTTTTTGTCTGGATAACTTAAATTTATATCTGTAACAAAACCAACAAATAAATCTTTGTAGGTACTACCACCGTCTGTTGTTGCGTCTATTTGTATTGCAATCATTGGTTCAATTCCGGGTGAAAATACACTAGATGTATTAGTATTTTCGTATTTACGTTCGTTATTAAGTAATCTTACTGAACAACTACCTGCAAAAAAACTATCTGTATCTCTTGATCTACCACGATTTATACTTACACTTTGTACATCAGCTGTAACATCTGATAGTGGTGTTGCACCACCTAATTCTGCACTATCTAATACACCACGCACTAAATCATCTAAAGTAAATGTATTTTGTGTAAAGCCTATGCGAACACGTACTGTTGGTTGTGCCATTATGAAATATTTATAATTCTATTTAGATTACCGTCAGTACGATTAAACTCTTTCAATCCTTGCACAACAACATCTTTTGCGTCTTGTGGATTTGTAACAGCACCATTAAAATTGACCACTAAACTTGGTTCTCCAAATGTACTTAGACCACCCATACCTGCAATTCTTGCAGCACCTCTTGTTGGATCACCAGTTACTTGACTTGCTACTTTTTGTACTTCTTTTACAGTTTTTTCTACTGGTGTTTCTTTGTTTGGTAATGTAGTTGCTGGATCTACAATTTGATTTACACTATTAACAGCTTCACCAGCAAGTTTAGCAATTTTATCAAGTGCCATTTCATACTTGCCGTCTGCTAATTTTTCTAATGCTTCATTGTATTTTTCTTGAGCTTCAGCAAGTTGCAACATTACATCAATATTTTTTGTTGAAACATCATTTAGATTGTCTTGTGCTTCTGTAACTTTTTCTGTTGCGTCTATTTCTTTTTCACGTAATTCTTCTTTGCGTTCTAGTAAATCATTAATACGTTTTGCAACATCTTCTGCTTCACGTTGTGCGTCTGCTAAATTACGTTCTGCTTCTTCTACATTTCTGTCTGCACCAACAGCTTCATCACGTAATTCATTTAAACGTTGTTGTGCAAGTTGTAGTTCAAGTGTTTTAATTTCACTACCGTCTTGTTCATCAGTCAAACGTTGTATTGCTTCAACTTGTCTTAGTATTGCCAAACGTTCTTCAGCTGTAACTTCTTTTGCTTTTTCTTTTGCTTTTGTTAGTGCGTCCTCTTTTTCCTTAACAACTTGATTGGCACTTGCTAAATCATCATTAGCCATAGCAATAGTTTCATCAATATCTAATAATGATTTATTTATATCTACTAAATCTTCTTTTGCACGTTGTAGTGCTTTTGTTGCAGATTTTTCTTTATCTAAAATTGCTGTAATTCTATCTCTAGCACTTAATAAAGAATTTAAGTTAGGTAATAAATCTTTTTGTATTGCTTCTGCTTCTTCTTTAGCTACTCTTGACGCTTCTCGTGTTGTTGTAATCATTTCTTTCAACATATCATCTTCTTTTTCAATTTCGTTTCTTGCGTCAACAATCGCTGGTGTAAATTGTGCACGATATATTTTTGCGTAATGTTCTGCCATATCAGCACTTCGTTGTTGTTCTATATTTTTAATCTTTTCTTTATCTGTATAATCTTTTGTTGCGTCTGTAACTAATTGATATGAACCACTAACACCGTCAAGTTTTACACCATATTTTTCTGCTATTACACTACCTGCTTCTAAAGCGTCATTACTTTCAGTAAAACTACCAACCATAAATTCAATAACACTAACAATTATGTCAAAAACTTTTGCTAATGCCTTAAAACCATTTTCTAACATTGGCAACAATACTGGTGCTAGTACTTGAAATAAATCTACAACCCTTTGAATTATCGGTGCTAATTCTTTCATTATTGGTGCAAAACCCTCTGCAAGATCACTAACCAATTCACTAATAACTGGCATTAAGTCTGCAGCAACTGGTAGTAGTTCATCACCTAGATTTGCTTTAACTTCTTTAATTTCTGCTGAAACTTTACGACTTATGTTTGCAAAACTATCCTGTGTTCTATTTAAATCACCTTGTTGTACTTTTGTTTTCTGCAATAACAATTCATAAGTTGCTAATGCTTTTTCTTGTTTAGTAAGTTCTTTTGCAGAAGTTTTCCCGGTCATAATAAACGCTTGTTGTTGTACGTCTGCTTCTAGTATTGCAATACCAAAAGTTTTCAAACTCTCACGTTCACCTAAAAGTGCTTTTTCAAATGCTTTTAATACTGGTGCTGCACCACCTTGAACGTTGCTAAACGAAGCAACATCACCAGCTAAGGTAGCTAAATTCATTGATAGATCAGCTGAAGCGTCTGCCGTAAAATCAATACCTTGTAAAACTGCACCAGAAGTAGCTAATAATTGTTGTAATTCAAAATCTGCTAGACCAGCTTTATTTGCAAATTCTTCTACAAATTTACCTGTACGTTGTGCAGCTACACCAAATGTTTCATCAAATGCAGCAGCTGCCTCATTAGCGTCTGAAGCAGTTTGTATTGCTTGTACACCAGCTGCAACAGCAGCAGCACCGACAACTGCAAAACCAGTAGCAGCAGCAGAACCAACCTTACCTATACCACGACTAAATTTACCTAATGCTGTATCTGATTTACGTATTGACCTTAGTAAGCTATCAGCGTCCCCAATAAACGCATACCTTAATCTTTTTTCTGCCATTACGCTGCTTTCCCTACTAAACCTGTTCTACCACTTGTTGATATTCTTATTGGTATATCTACCACTTTGTTCATTTGTGTTGTTGTTTTAATGGCTTTAAAAACTTTATCTAAATATTCATCTTGTATTTGTGGTAATGCGTTCCTAATTGTTTTACCAACTACATAACCACCGAAACCTGTTTGAAATGCTTTATCGCCTACAAAACGTCTATATAAACGTCCTGCACCCGGTCTTGATCTAGGTAACTTACCCAAATTATCTTGTGTATAGTATCTAAAACGTTGCCCTTTATTTGTGTTTACTGGTACAGGTTGATAAATACGACCAAATTCTAATGATAGAATTGCGTCATTTCTATGACCTTGCAACTCTATACTTGCTTGATTTTGTCTTGCACGACCTTTGATTGCTTTCACTGCACGATCCCTACGGTGTACTGGTCTGCCTTGAACATTTTGTTGTTTACCAAGTTTTATTGCGTCATTTGAAACTTCTTCTGCTATATCTTTATTTACTCTACGTATTGTTTTGTTTATTTCTTTATCTAGCTTTTTAAAATCACGTAATAATTCATTTAAACCACTAACGCCAACAGCACCAGTAATTGCAGAAGTTCTACCCCTGCCCATTTGTTCAATTTTGGCCATATTTTCTTGTTAATACATTAGCAATAGCAGTTATTATTTCTATATCTGTATTTAGTAAATCGTTGGGACTTAGACCTGTATTTACACTAATTGTTGCAATAAGATCTATTACTTCGCTTTTGGGGTATCACTTTGAAATTCCTTAATAGTATCTACTTTTTGTAAAAAGTCATCAAAAGTGCTTGTTTCCCCTTTGCGTTTAGCACCTAGCCAAGCCAAATATGCAGCGTGTTCATAACGTGCTTCTTTTGGATCGGCTAGTACGCCAAAACCAACGTTAAACTGTCGTTCAAAACCAACTAAATCAATCGGTCTAATATCAGCTTCAATTTCTTTACCGTCTTGATATTTTATTATGTAACCTGAGTTCATAATGTTATTTTAACCTTTCTGATTTATAAATGGTGTATTTACTAAGAAGTTGCCCTAGTAATTGTTCCACTTGTTGGAAATGATACAGACATAGTTGCAAGTTCACCAACACCGTTTGCTACTGGACTATGTGAATTTACTAACACATTACCAGAAAAACTTGGGTTAGTTGCACTTACTGATCCACTTGTTGGTTTCACAACAAAAGCTGTTGTTGAACCTAACAATGGAAATAATGTTGCGTCCACTTCACTACTTGCGAAATCTTGTTGAAACTCTATTGATAGTGTTCCGTCTTTTAATCCACCAGTTCTGGATTGAAATGTATCACCCATAGCTGTTGTAACGATTTCATCAGCAGTAATTTCTAATGTTACACTTGAAACGTGGTCGCTTAAATCAACACTATTTAACACAACACTAGCGTCTGTTAAAACAAATTTTGCCAATGTAAACTCCTTTCATTATCAATACTAAATTGATAAAAGGCATCTGGTATTTGTTTGTTATTAGGCATAAAAAAACCCACCAATAAAAACTATTAGTGGGTTTTTGTTTTGTTTATTCTTCTTCTTGTTTTGGATATGCTTTATCCAATGCTGCTTGAACTTCTGAAAACACTTCATTCGCTGAAAGCGATACGTAAGTGCCATCATCTTCAATGTAACCAGGCATTTTACTCCTTTCCTTTTAGTACGTTTTTTTCGTAACAACCATCAATTGTGTTTGAACATAAACCTGATTGTGTAACTTCAGGATATTCATTGGCAAATAAACCATAAATAATTTCTTTGCCACACAATTTACAATTTGACTTCATACGAACCCCAATCTGTTTTGTACGTTTTTTTAATTATACCACACTATGTGGCAAATTTCAATTTGGCTATTCTATGCCAATTGTTGCGTGAATAGAAAAACTTGGATTTGTTCCACTTACTGTGTAATTTAAACGCCAATGCTGATCTGTAATTGCACCTGCAACACTTTGAAAGTCTGAACCTATTGCTGTAATACCTGTAAATGTAATTCTATCTGTTGGACTTGTAAAACTTGCGTTGTCATCTGATTGTAATTTAAAAGTTATTGTTGGTGTTGATGTACCACTTACACCGTAACAATGAATTGCGACAAAACATTTTTCTGTCGCACCAACTGCACCTAACTGTACACCCGGTGAATTACCATTAGCAGTTATTGCTTCATCTATCTGTACCGTACCTTGTACAACTACATCACTTGATTGTGATTTTGAAATACTAAATGGTGCTAATTCACCAACTGCACCAAAAATATTATATGAAAATAACCTTGATTTCATAAAGTATGCAGTATTGCCTACACCTGCGTCTGGTACTGTTGTTACGGTTAATTCATTACCAATATTTGCACCAAGTAATGCGTCTGGTTTATCTGTACCAGCTTCATAAAATCCGTCCATTTGTAACGAACTATCCTTAATCCCCCCTAGTTTTGATCTAAAGCCACCACTATTAATTGTTGTAGCGTCAAGTTCTTCAGCTGTTACTTCTAAATTTACACTTGTAATATGGCTTGATAAGTCAAAACCACCACTAAATACTTTACCGTCATTAAAAACAAATTTAGCCATTATCTATTTCTTCCCACGCTTCATTAATGTTTGGTGTGCTTTTATCATCTTTTTTATATGTGCCGTCTTTTTTTCTAGCACGTTTTTTATTAATTGTAGTGGGTTCAATGTGTCCACCTTTTATTAATGACTTAGCAACATCTTCATCTTCTATTGTAATTATGTCGCCTTTTATTTTATCCATTACTTTTTTATTACCAATAATTTTATATTTAGCCATTAGATCCACCTTTACAAGTTTCTGGGCAAGACATACAACAATTCATTAATTTGTTCCTTTCGTATACACTTGAACTTCTATATTTGCACCAATAGCGTCTATGCCATTAACACTTACATCAGCACTTATGTTTGATACTGATACTGTTCTAGCGTCCGTATCTGTAAGTCCTAAAGTCCTATTATTAAATATAGTTTGTCTAACGCTATTTGAACCTTGCCCTGTTATAAAACCGTGTAATTTGTCTTGTGCTGTTCTACTGTCTGCACGTTGTACTGCAATCAAAACATCAAATGTATATAGATCAGTTCCCCTTTGCATAGCTAAATCAAACTGAATATCCGTTGGAACTATAAATGCTGCTGGAAAGTTTAAACCCATATCCGGCACATTATCATAACAACGCAGACCAGATATATTACTTAATACTGTTTTCATACCGTCTGTAATTTCTGCAAGTGAAGCCATTAAACAACACCTAAAACTGTGCCTTTACGAAATGGTGCAATCAATCTTGTTATTTCTCTATTTTGCTGAATATTTACTACGCCAAAATCACCAACACCTGCAACACCAAGTGGTGCGTTTCGCATAGCAAATAGTTCACTAGCTAACATCAATGTAGCTTGTCTAATCTGTTCTGGAACACTTGCATAACCCCATTTTGCAGTTATTTCTGCACGTGGTCTGTTACTTGAAAAATCTAGTGGCCATTCGTGATTACCGTCTGAAATAAGTTCTACTATGTAAAATGGATTGCCACGAATACCACCTACAACACCATTTATTGGTAATAATTGAAATTCAGTAGATGATACAGTTGTTTCATAAGTTCCGTCATCATCATCATCATATTTTACAACTAGTCCAGTAGTTGTTGAAATATCATCTACACGAAGTCTATAAAGATCATTTGTAAAAAATTTACGTGCAGAAGCTGAACCGTCTGCAAAAAATTGTCTGCCACAAAATGCGTCTATTTGACGACTAGCAGCATTAACTGCGTCATCAATTATATCATCATCTTGGCTATCACTTGTTGGAATACCAACAAACGCCTTTAGCTGATTTTGTGTACAGTAGCCATTAGTAATTGCCATAAAATATTACTTCCTTTTTTTACGGCTTTTACCTTTGCCACCTTTCATTTTCTTTTTTCCGTAACCAATTCCTTTGGGCATAGTTACTTCTTTTTCTCTACTTTTTTTTCAGCTTTAGGTTTTGCAGTTTTTGTTTCAACTGATCCACCAGCTTTTTTAATTGCGTCTTTAACTTCTTTAGCACGTTTTGCCTTTCCATAAAGTTCATAACTTTTAAGTTCTTCTTTAAGTGCTTTTATTAATTCTTTGTCTTTTGCCATAATTCTTTCCTAAATGGTTTGGTGTGTTGGTTGCCCAGCACACCAAAACCATAATTAAATTAGAAACTAGGTGTAATTAAACCTGTTCCTTGTATTTTTGTAATTCCTGTTGGATATCTTCCAGAAGCAAAAGCAACATATCCATAAACAACCATTTTAGTTGTTAATGATCCTGCGTTTGTTTCTTCAAATTTCAACTGGAATAAATTATCTTCAAATAAGATATGGTCATCAGCTTTTACTACATAGATTTGGTCTTGGTCGTTACCACCACCGTCTGTTGTAGTTACGTTTGCGTCTGTAATAACTGGAAGTCCTAATAGGTTTCCAACTACGTTACCGTATGCAGCTGCGTCCCCAACGCCCATAGCGTTATCTGGGTTATTACCTGCTGGAAGTACTAACGGTCTTGAATTTCCGTCTACTCCTGCTGTAAAGAAACCCCAACGTCTTGGGTGCATAATTATTGCTTGTGCTGGTGCAAATCTGTTAGCATTTACTTTTTGAACTGCGTCTGCAAGTTTTGGAAATGCCTCACCAACTGTTGGTGTAGCGTCTGTGTAAGTTACTGTATTAATACCAGATACGTTTCTAATACCTAATGGTTGTCCAGAAGAACCAGAACCGTCAATCATTAACTGATCTAACTTACCAAAATAAGCTGCTACCAAGTCTTGGAAAATAATGTTTTCCATTGAGAAACCCGGTTGTCCACCACGTTCAAGTGCTTGTCTTGAAACGTCTTGCTGACCTGCAATAGTATCAACATTAACTGTTAATAAGGTGTCGTCCATATTGGTTTCTTGAACAGCTGAATTTTGACTAGCTTGTTCTGCTGCTTCTGATCCAGTTGTTATTCTTGATATTTCTATTTTATTACCGTATGCTGGTAAGTCCTTTTTAGGAACTGCATTATAAAATGCAGAACCTGCTCTTGCGATTGGTGCGTACTCATCTACTAAGTATTGTGGTACAACTAATCCTGTAAAAGCACCTGTTCCAACATCTCTAGCTTCGTGGTCTTGGTGCTTGTTAAGTCTTTCTTGTGCTTTATAGTCGCCTTGACGTGAACTCCAAGCGTCTGCAATAAAAGAGTGGTCGCCACCCTTTCTATACATATCTGGTTCGTTCACTTCTACAACAGCTTCACTATCGCCTAAGTCTTTGTCCTCAACACCAAGTTCATTTCTGCTTTCTTTAACTGCTTTCAAAGTTTCAGCAGCTTCTCTTGCTTCTTCAATTTTCTCGTTCATATCTTTGATTTCAGCGTGTAGTTCGTTTGATCTAGTAAATTTACTATCAAATTCTTCACCAGCTTCCATTTCATCAAGTTCAGCAACAAGACCGTCAAGTTCAGCTACTTTAGCTTCTCTAGCTTCAATTAATTTTTTCAATTTAATTTCCTTGTATGTTATTTCTTATACTTCTGCGTAGAGTGTGGTAAAAGTGTGATACACGCCCACGGCTATACGTCTTGATTACGAATACCGTCCATTTCAAGTTTTAATTTAAGTAAATCAACTTTTGGATTGCTTCGCTTTTTATCAACGTCATTACTATCAGCAACTTGGTTAATAAAACTTTCTAAAATCTCTGTGGCTTGTTCACCACTTCTTGCTTCAACTAATTCTTTGTGCAAGTTTTCTATATCTACACCACGAAGTTTTGCACCTGCCCACGGATTAGCTGGATAAGTAACAACCGAAACATCAAACAATCTTGCTTCGTTAACTTCTCTGTTTTCGCCACCACTATCAAAATTATCTTTTATTGCTGCAAACGCAAATGACATTTCATTTAAATCACCACGTTTCATAGCACTTGATACTTCTGCAACTGTTGGGTTGCTTGGATCAAGTTCGGCTCGTACAAATAAACCATAATCATCTTCTTCGAGTTGTAATGTACCAGACGAAGTTCTTGCCAATGGTATGCCGTCGTGATTAACTAAAAATCTTACATCATCTTGTTCTTTTAATGTTTTTTTAAATGCACCGGGTTTGATTGTTTCATTGTATTGTCCACGGCTATCCCTTAC